CGTGGTTGGTTTAAAGACGCAAGTCTAGAAGACATGGGTCGTAAGTATTGGAAGAAACGTTCTTATATCTTCCAAGGCTTTGTAACAGATAATCCGCTGTCGGACGATACAACTCCTGAGAATCCAATTCGTAGGTTTATTATTGGTCCACAAATCTTCCAGATCATTAAGCAAGCACTTATGGATCCAGATATGGAAGAGCTGCCAACAGATTATACTGCTGGTGTAGACTTCCGTCTTAACAAAACATCCAAAGGTGGATACGCAGACTATAGCACAAGTAATTGGGCTCGTAGAGATCGTCCACTAGGTGATGCAGAGATGGCAGCAGTCAATACACACGGACTGTTTAATCTGAATGACTTCCTACCTAAAAAGCCCGGCGAAGTTGAACTTAAAGTTATGCAAGAAATGTTTGAAGCGTCAGTTGACGGTGAAGCATTTGACATGGACCGTTGGGGTAATTACTTCCGTCCAGCAGGCATGGCACAACGAACAGGTGATCCGCAAAAAGCGGCAAGCCCGCAAGCAACTGCAACTAGCCAAAGTGCTCCAGTAGCAACAGCACCAGTAGAAACAGCACCAGTAGAAACAGCACCAGCAGCTGAAGGTGGCGGCGGAGCACAAGACATTCTTGCAATGATCCGCTCACGTCAAGGTTAATACACATAAGCTAAAAGGGTTGCTTTTACGATATGCAACCCTTTTTAGTTGCTCAGCTTTATAGGAGAATTTAATGGCTAGTAAAACATTCGATCCAACGAAGTTCCGTAATTCGTTGACAAAATCTATTACGGGTATGAGTGCAGGCTTTAACGATCCAACAGACTGGATCAGCACAGGCAACTTTGCACTCAATTACTTGCTAAGTGGTGACTTTCAAAAAGGTATTCCGCTCGGTAAAGTAAGTGTATTTGCAGGAGAATCAGGCGCAGGTAAATCCTACATTGTGTCAGGTAATATTGTAAAGTACGCACAAGATCAAGGTATTTTTGTTGTTCTTATTGACAGTGAAAATGCACTTGATGAAAAATGGCTACAAGCATTAAAAGTAGATACAGACGAAAGCAAGCTTCTTAAACTTAATATGGCAATGATTGATGATGTTGCTAAAACAGTTAGTACGTTTATGGAAGACTATAAAACAATGAACGAGGAAGAACGTCCTAAGGTATTGTTTGTAGTTGACTCGCTTGGTATGCTTATGTCACCAACTGAAATGGACCAGTTCCAAAAAGGTGATATGAAAGGTGACTTTGGACGTAAAGCAAAGGCACTAAAAGCACTTGTTACAAACTGTGTAAACATGTTTGGTAGTTACAACGTAGGTATGTGTGTAACTAATCACACATATGCATCACAAGATATGTTTGATCCAGATGACAAGATCTCAGGTGGTTCAGGCTTTGTGTATGCATCAAGTATGGTTGTTGCTATGAAGAAACTTAAACTTAAAGTAGACGCAGACGGCAACAAAACATCACAAGTACATGGTATTAGAGCAGCGTGTAAGGTAATGAAAACACGTTACAATAAACCCTTTGAAAGTGTACAAGTTGAGATTCCATACGAAACAGGCATGGATCCGTATTCGGGTATGTTTGATTTAATGGATGCAAAAGGCTTGCTAGAAAAGAAAGGCAATCGTTACGAGTATGTTATGAGTACCGGTGAACCTATTCTAGAATTCCGCAAACGTTGGACAGGTGATCTACTTGACAAAGTTATGGCAGATTTGCCAGCTAAAGAAGCACAAGTTGCAGCAGATGAAGCAGAAGCAGATCGTCTAGCAAGAGAAGCAGAATTAGCTGAATTAGATGCTACTTTGGTAAATACCGATGATAACTTAACTGAGGAAACTACTAATAATGAGTGAAGATCAAATTGTAGATATTTGGAATATGTTTAAAGAACATCTTGACAAAAAACATGTTGACATGGCTGCGGAACGCTATGTAGATCTAATGGCAGACTTTGGAACAGGTGACGACACCTTTACAAATGCATTAGGTAATGACAGTGTATTAGATGGTGCAATTAACTATTATCTAGATCTAGATGAAGAAGATGTTCTTGAAGAAGAAATAGAATGGGATTAATTTATGGGATGGTATAGTGACGTCTCTCGTGATATAAGTAAGATTCCTAATGCAGTTGCACATTTCGAAAACGAACTTACAACTGCAAAACATGAAGTCAAACTTAAAGGTAATGTTGAACGTGCTGCCGCAGAAATGCCCGGCATTGTTGAACATAGATTTAATCAACTACAAGAAATTGAAGCTATACTAAACTATCTAAATATCGAGTTGCGCAGATTGCGCAGCTCATACTTTAAAAAATATCTCGAAAACTATCAACGAGCTCTGTCAAGCCGTGACGTTGAAAAATACGTAGACGGTGAGGCAGATGTCGTTGATTATGAAAAGATTATCAACGAGTTTGCACTTATGCGCAACAAGTGGTTAGGTGTACTTAAAGCACTTGATCAAAAGCAATGGCAAATTACAAACGTAGTTAAGCTCAGAGTAGCAGGTATGGAGGACGCAAGTCTTTGATAAAAAGTTTTATCATTCGACTAGAAGAAAATGAACATTCATGCCAAATGGCAGAAGAGTGTTTATTGCAAGCAGTCAAACACGGACTACGCCCAACATACTACAAAGCAATCAACGGTAATGACTTTGAACACCATTATAATACAACAGGGCTAAAGAAACAAGGAAAATTCAAGAAGGGCCGTCTAGGCGTTATTGGTTGTTTCTTTAGCCACTATTATCTTTGGAAAACATGTGTTGAATTAGATCAGCCAATTATTATTTTAGAACATGACGGTTACTTAACTCGTTCTATAGATGATACAATATTAGATCAGTTTGACGAAGTGTTAAAATTAGATAGACTAGATCCTTATAGTAAACACTACGAAAGAGATTTAGAAGCTGAACAACACTTACCTACAACAGTTGAATCTTATACTAATGATCCAACAAAAGTATTAAAGCAAGGACTTAAAGATTATTTTAAAGGCGCATACTCTTATATAATAAAACCCTATGCTGCTAAAAAACTTATAAGATATATAAGCATAAACGGACATAGGCCTGCCGATCAACAAATCAATGCAACTATAGTTAAACTTCAAACAACAGTACCAACTGTTGCTAGATTACATCCTTACTATGCCATTGGTGACAATATAGATACAGCAAGTCTTACTAGAAACTTATGATAATAACTGGCTTTAAACAAATTGTAAAAAAGAAATTAGAACAATTTGAATCCGGAGTTAGACAACATAAGGACAAGTATCTTTGCACAAAGTATGATCCTCACAAAGAATACAATACAGATTGCTTTGTACAATTTAATATTTACAATCCCTACCTTACCTATAATAGACAAGAGAAAGCTGATGCATACAAGTATGTACTGAACACACAGTTGCCTTTTCTTGTATGTGAAGAAGGTGCAATGCGACAACTACCAAACTATAAAAGATGGGGGTGGACTAGTTATAAAAATGGTATTGGCAATTTTAATAATAGTAATGTAGATAATAGTCGTTGGTTAAAAATACAAAAAGAAAATAATCTTAATTTTGCTGAGTGGAATAGTCCCGGTGACAATATACTAATAATGGGACAGCTAGAAGGCGACAGTGCATTAATAGAAATGTACAATGTAGGATACAAAACATTTGATGATTATATTTTAGATCAAATAAAACAAATACGCCACTATACTGATAGGCCAATTGTTATACGCCCACATCCTCTTAGTGCTACAACATTATACGAAGAAGAAAAACTTATAAATGATATTTACAAAAATATTAGTGTAAGTAAAAACTATAGTTCTACAACAACACTCAATGGCGGCGCAGGCTTACAAGAAGATCTCAATAATGCATATTGTGTAATTACATACAGTAGTAATAGCTGTGTAGAAGCAATTGAAAAAGGAATACCAATTTATACATTAAGTAGTACGTCTTCTGCATATGACATAGGACATAAAGATATTTCACAAATTGAAAACTTAGACTACAGTATAGACATAAGTACTTGGTGTAACAAGATTGCATACACTATATGGAATAGTAAAGAAATTGCTAACGGCGACATGTGGGAACATTTAAGGATAACAAAATGACATTACCAAATCACCTAGGCGGACATATGGGCATCACACATGTTGATCGTGGCATATTACAATACTTCAAATCTAAAGGATGCCAAAGTTATTTAGATATCGGATGCGGCCCAGGTGGAATGTTAGACGAAGCATACAATCTTGGTTACTATGTACAAGGTATTGACGGCGACGATACAGTTAAAAGAAACTTACCAAATAATGTTGTAATACATGACTTTACTACTGGTCTTTACATCAGCCCTACAACATACGACTTAGTATGGAGTTGCGAGTTTGTTGAACATGTAGAAGAAAAGTTTTTGGATAACTTTATGCGAGTATTCCAAAAAGGCAAAACAGTATGTATGACATATGCTCCAGTAGGAAAAAAAGGCCACCATCATGTTAATTGTAATACTAAAGAATATTGGATTGATAGATTTGAACAATACGGATTTGTTTTTAACAAAGAGCTTACAGAAGAAGTAAAGCGCCACAGTACAATGGAGCGTGAGTTTTTTAGAGAATATGGATTAGTGTTTGAATGCGAGCGTTAATAATTAGTCAACCAGAAGAAATAAAAGACCTCACTGCCATGCAATAAATATCTACATGAATAAAGTAGTATTAGTTACCGGAGGCTTTGATCCCTTACACTCAGGGC